TCAGCTCTTGAATGGCGTTGACCAGCACGGGGATGAGATTGCTCTCCTTGAGTTTCAGCTTATCCAAGTCCTCAGTGTCTACGATGACTGGGTTGTCGCCTTCAAGCTCCAGCACATCTTGGGCCAAGAAGCCATAGCGTTTGATCCCGTCAGCTTCACCGTCCCGACCATTTTCCTTGAACTGGTACTCTGTAGGCTTCAGAGAGTTCACGAAGTCTAGGCCGTGAGGTACAGGGGCAAAGGCAGCTTTGTCACGGGCGTCAGAGACAACAGTCCAAGCAACCTGAACGTAGGCGTTGGTAACGGCTGTGTGGCCCATTACTATGCGGTTGTTGTGAGTGGTTGGGTTGAATACAGGAGAGTACGTTCCAGCACTGTTCCTAGCCGCCATGCCGAGGTTGCCAGAGCCTGTGCTTACATCCCTCAGAGCTAATAGACCCACAGCAACATTGTTGTTGCCTGTAGTGTTGTCAAGTAGAGCCTGATAACCCAAAGAAGTGTTTTGGCTACCTGTAGTGTTTGTCTTTAGGGCCTCAAACCCCACAGCAGTGTTTTGAGTACCTGTAGTGTTTGACTGTAGAGCCTGAAGTCCCACAGCAGTGCTGTTGACGCCCGTAGTATTTGAATATAGAGCCAGATAACCTTGGGCAGTGTTGTTAGTGCCTGTAGTGTTTGACCGTAGAGCCTGATAACCCTGAGCGGTGTTGGAGGAACCTGTAGTGTTAAACCGTAGAGCCTCATGACCAACAGCAGTGTTGTCGCTGCCTGAAGTGTTTTCCCGTAAGGAATTATTCCCTTGAGCTACGTTGGTATCGCCCTCGGTGTTTAAATATAGAGCCTGAAAACCGTTAGCAACATTGCCGTTGCCTGTGGTGTTTGAACCTAGAGCATCACGTCCCACAGCAGTGTTGAAGTTACCTGTAGTGTTTGACGTTAGAGAATCACGTCCCACAGCAGTGTTGAAGCTACCTGTAGTGTTTGACTGTAAAGCATTACGTCCTACAGTAGTGTTGTCGGCTGAGCCTCCAGCGCCTCTGCCGACAGTTAGGCCGTTAAGTGTAGCATCAGCAGTACCTGTGAGGTTCGTAAATGTACCAGCCGCAGGGGTTGTTGCCCCGATGACAGTGCTGTTCAAACCAGTAGCGGTGAAAGTACCAACCCCCGATGACGCTGTTGCGTCCCTGATTAATAGACTACTACCTAGTGCACCGATGGCCCAATTTTGTCCTGCATCAGTTTCTTCAAAGAACAGGGCTGGGCCATTCCCAGAAATCTTCAGCTTGGGAGCATAACCAAGATCAGTAGTAAAGTCTGACGTGCCTACCCCAAAATTGCCAGTTGTAGAGGCTGACGTGAATGTGCCAGCCGCAGGTGTTGTCCCGCCGATTACAGTCCCGTCGATTGTGCCGCCGTTGATGTCAATCCCCGTGACAGCCACCGTGCCGTCGAGCAAGTTATCAATGTCATCAAGGTTGTCGTTGATCTTGCCGCCCCAAGTGTCCTCGGATGCGCCTACTTCTGGCTTAACAAGCCCGTAAGTCGTTGTGGTCGTGTCAGCCATGTTGTTCTCCTATGCGGCGTCAGCCCAAGTTGCACTTGCGGCCGAGGCTGCGTTCCAATCCGTTGATGTGGGGGAAAGCACAGTCCATACCTCGGCTGTGTTGGGGACAGTTTGCCATATTTCAGTCGCGGGATCAACGGGCGTCCACGTCTCTGGCGTGCCTGCCTCTGGCTCCCACTTCTCAATCGCATTGGCCGCGAAGCCAGACGCAAACGCAAAGTCAGCCGCACCGAACTGCACGCGGGTGACGACGGCGTCAGCGCTAGACGTGCAAGCCGTGCTGGCGTCGAAGACATACAGGAAGATAGTGCGAACTGTTGTCGCCGCAGAGGCCGCCGCAGTGCCGTCACAGAGGCGCACACGGTTCGCCGAGCCAGTCACAGTCGCTGACGGCGCTAGTGCCGCCTGAGACAGCCTCACACGCTCGCTGGAGGCCGATGTCGATGCGAGCGAAGCCACAGTGGCCGACGGCTGCTGGATGCGCTCACAGGAGGCCGCAGCGCTTGCCGAGGCTGACGCAGTTGACGTTACCTCACGCACGCGCTGGGCATCGGAGGTGTTGCTTGAGGCGGTGACGACAATTGAGGCAGACAGCCGCACGCGAGTTGATGCGGCGACAGTGGCGCTGGCCGTGACAACAGTGCTGGCCGCAGCCTTTACGGCCCCGTCAACGCCAAAGGCTCTGACACCGTATGCACCAGTGCCAAAGCCCGTTCTGTAGACCGTGTCGGCCATACGTTAATCCAGTGTGATGTCGAGATCACCAGCAGGGACGCGCAAGACGTCGCCCGTGTCGATAACCTTGGATGTGGTCAGCGCTGCGTAGGCGATCAGGTTGCCGCCAGTGGAGGCGTCGTAGACACCCACATGGCTGACAGTGCCGTAAGTCGCCGTGGCCGTCGGGAACTCAATGGCCGCGCTGTTTGAGGCTGTGTTGCCTGACACGGTAAACGCAGCAGTCTGGCGGGCGTATGCCGTGCCGACAGTTGTGACTTCCGTTCCGCTGCCGTCTTCGTCAGGGTTTGACGTAAACAGGGCAAGATACCATGCCGTTGGGCGTGTGGCACCACCTGAGGTCAGGAGCCAGTTCAGAACCAGCGTTTCAGTGGAGTTTGAAAAGCTCATCTAGTAGCTCCTGATTTTCATGCGACGACCTGAGCCGCCAAATTTGCTGCGCTCACTTTCAGCGTTTATAGCATCAACTGCGCTTTGATACAACGCAGACCACATCTGTGCGCGCGCATCGTCTTTGAGATATGGGGCCGAGTGAACCAAGGAGCCGTAGAGGTATGCGTCCTGATACTCCTCCAGCAGCCAGTTCGAGGCGTTGCTGTCGCTAAGCGATGGAATGCGTGAGATATAATAAAGCTCAAGATCGTATGTGCCGTCGGGCACCGGGAAGACCTCAATCTCACCCGCCGTAATGGCGTAATACCTCGGCGCTCCGCTTGTGTTCATGTTCTTGCGCTTGCGATCCAGCAGCTCGCCTTGGCTGATAAGCTCAAGAAGCCTCGTGTCGCCAGATGTGATATACATCCGAATAACCTCGACGAAGTCGGCGGGAATGGCGCTGTACTGCGTATCCAGCTCAGCCGTGCTGCGCTTTTCCATACGCCAGTGGCGCACGCGGCGCTGAATGTCCGTCTCTGCCAGCGAGATAAATGTCGGTGTTACGCTGGAAAGGTCATCGCGGTTCAAAAAGTCCGTAATAGCCGATTGCAGCTCTGTGTATGTTGTAATTGCCATTTAGCAGTCCCAAGCCTTCCGCGACCAATAGTTGGCGCTCAGTTTCGATGATTTGCCACTTATACCACCAGATCGAGCGCAATACGAGGCTTTGCGGCTTGGCTGGCCCTTCTTGATCGTCATATTGGGATCGCCGAAGTTCACCTTCTTGACCGTATCGCCCTCAACGGCCAGCACCTCAAACTTCTTCGGGCCACCCCTGCGAGGCTTGTTAACCGCCGTGAAGCCGTGGCGCTTCTTGGCTGCGGCGATCTTGTCTGCCTTGGTGCTGGGCATTAGTATTGCTCCTCTTGGGGATAGGACATGCCCAGTAAGCCAAGGCCGCCAACGCCTGCGCTCAGATTACGAAGATGAGCGAGGCGAGGGTCAAAGCGGGCGAAGCGGGAGCGGATGTTGGCGGGGTCAAATTCAACGCGAGTTGCACCAAACTGAGGGTACTCTCGAATAGACTTGTCCTCGTTCCTCCAGCGCATTGGGCCAGGGTCCATAACATCTTGAATTTCTATTGCTGCTAGGTTGCGCTGTCTCGCCGCTCTGGCAATATCGTCGGTTGTTGTAGTGACGCCCTGCTCAATTAGCGGGATGTCCACATCACTTACAGGGTCGTAAGCATAGGACGGAGCCTCTAGTCTATTCCATTCAGACATGTCGCCGAACACAATCGGGGCATCAGAACGAGAAAACAAGGGTGCTACTACGCCGCCGCCCTGCTTAGCATAGGTTTCAGCTCGCATAGGATTTGGGTCCATGAAGACACCAGTGTTCTGTGTCTTGAAGGTTCCAGCGTCTGCGGAAAAAGATTTTCTATCGCTTCCACCGCCTCGGTAAAGCTCTCGTTCAACATTGTGACCAATCTCACCCGCCCGCGCCATCCGTGACGCTTCACCCATAGGCAGGTCCATGCCCGTCGCGCCGCGCTGATATAGCTTGAAAAGCTCCATCTCGTCTTTTGGTGTGAGCTTGCCCAGCATCTCGTCCGTAACCTCATCCACACGCCCAGATGACAACAGCCCCGCGACTTCCTGCGCTGGGGATGACGGGGCTATAGGCAATTCACGCCCCTCATTGTCAAAAACCTTTTTTATCTCCATTTTTGAGGGGTCAAAAACCGTAAACTCGGTGTCGCCGCTAAAGTTCTGCCGCTTATTGCCTACAAATCCGCTTTTAAGAGCAGCGTCCTCCATTCCAAAATCATCACGCCACACGCTCGAAAGGTTTGCCTGCTGGAACAGTTTTTGCATCTCTGGGTCATCTGCATAGCTCTTCGCCATGCTTTCTTGGATTTTGTCGTAAATCGGAGTGCCTTCAGGCACTTGATCTTTCCACGGCTTTTTCCAGTCCAAGATTTGTTCTGGACGAGCCTTCAAGCCGACCTGGTATGTCCTACCTGGACCCGCTTGGCGGTATCGCTCCATTGCCTCTAGGTCGCCCCACCTTGAAGCAGGGTTCATATACGAGTGCGCGACAACCTCCTCGTCAGTTAGGCTAAACCCACGACCCAAGTCTTGAGCGCCCTCCCCCTTACCGATCTGGGATGTATCAAAGCTGCGAAAGTCGTAAGGCGACCCGTGGAAAAGCGTTATCTCATCAGCCTCGTCCACAGCCTGCGGCTCTCGCCGAATATTGCCGCCCGTAGAGCCAACGGTTTTTGGGTCATAATTAAGAAGCCCCCGCGCGTTAGGGGCCATCAGCGGGTTGCTGTACATCGTCGGGACAGGGCCAGGCTGGTTCAGGCGATCAACAACAGCTCGACCAGCTTGCTGAGAACCCGCAGAGAAGCCCATCAGCGCCTCTTGTAGGGCTTCAGCCGCAGGCATTCCCGCACGACCAGCGACAGCCACGGGCGCAACTACGCCAGCGATCTCAGACGCCATTTCACCAAAGTCGCCAACACGTTGCCCCACAGTGCGGTCAGGCTGAAACAGGCGGTCAGATGCCATAGCGGCGCGCTCATTGGCGCGATTCGGCGTCATATCAGACAGCAAGCCAACAATTTGGCGCAACTCTGGCGGGACGTATTGCTCAGCGCTGCGCCCAAACTCATCAAGCGCTGCGCGACGACGTTGACCAGCCTCACGGCCAAAGAAGTCCAATACACCCATTACTTCTTGCCCTTCGGTTTCTTCGCTGTCTTGGCGGCCTGCTTAAACGCTTTGGCAGTCGGAGCGCCCTTGCTGCCGACCTTACGCATCTTCTCGCCAGAGCCAGCGGCAATGCGCTTCTTCTTGGCGGCAATGTTGCTGTACAGCCCCACTACTTCGAGTATTTCTTGCCAAGGCACTTGCCAGCGCGCTTGCACGCGGCGGGGGTGGGGCAGCCCTTGCAGGTCTTGAATACTGGTGCCTTCATGGCGTTTCTCCTATTGATAATCAGGGTGGCCGATGCTGCGGAGATACGCTTCAATCTCTTGGATAGAAGCCATTGCGTCAGGTCTCGGCATGCCAACAGAGCCGCGTCCACTATATTGGAGCTGGGGTGCCGTGTAACCACCGTTTTGGTTCATGGCAGTGCTAAGTTGCGGCCCAACTAACGCACGCGCAGGTGGACCAGCCTGCATACCATCCACAGGCATAGGCACTCCAAAGCGATCAGCGTAGTTAGGCTCAGTAGCATAATTAGTCTGCTGCGGCATAACCTGCGGCGGCATAACCTGCGGCGGGGGTGCCGAAGTCATAGGGGCGCCGCCAATCTGGTCAGAACCGTAGAACGCCTGCCGAGCGGCCATGCGCTCGGGGTCTTCGGACCCGTAAGGAGAGCCGAAAGCGTTGCCGATCATAGAGTAAAGCCCACCGCCCTCAAACTTGTCACCCATCTGACCAGCGCCGCCGCCGTCGAACATATCCAAGAAATCCAAAAAGCGTTTCTCTTCCATCATGCAACCCCTTTTAGATTACGCCTTAGAGGCTTACCCCACGTCGAAGCCCGCCCACCCATCGCAGTCGCCGCATCGGACGCCAACGTCAAACATACTGCGTCAGCAAAGTCAGGAGAGGGCAATCCGCGCTTGCGCATCTCGTCCTTGCTCTCAGCCTTCATCTTGCCGCTGCTCATGAAACTATACCGTATTGTGCTCAATTCCGCAATAAGCTGCTCGTCCCTAGGCAGTTTCGCACCGCGCTGCTCAAGCCACCCACGCATCTTAAACCACAACTCAGCCCGAAGGTTTGTATATGTGTCGCCCATGGAGGGGCTTTCAGCAACATTGATACCCCGCACTGGCATCCCAAGCTCACGCAGCCGATCCACCACGCCGCCACCCATGCCAATCACGTCAACCATGATCTCACTGGGCCTAATACTCATCGGCAGGCCGTCATACTCAGCCTTCACCCGCCCCACAGTCTGCATCAGGTCCAAGCCCTGCCAGCCATTGACCTCAGTAATTACATTACCCTGACGCTTTGCCAATACAGTCTTGTCCGTGCCAAACCGTGCCACGTCCAAACCCCAGATCATCTTGGCAGTCTCATCCAGAACGACGTCACGATTGATCGCCGCCTCAACCAAGTGAAACGGGATGATCGTGTCGTCGTCCGCCAATGGGAACTCGCCTAAAACCCTGATTCTAAAGGCGTTTGACTCCTCGCCGTAACGCAGCCGCATCTCGTCAACGAACTCATCGGAAACCAAGGGGCTGTCAACGCACGACCAGCGCCGTGTCCACCAACTGCCCGCAAGTCGCGTCTGGCTCTCAAAGAACGTGCCGCTGGAGCGCGTAGGGTTAGACAGCAAGATCGTCGTGGCGTTGTGGCCCGACATGGAACCAGCAGCAGCCTCAAACACCTTCTCAGGCACACCAGACGCCTCGTCCACCACCAGCAACACGTTTTCCGAGTGAACACCCGCCAATGCCTCTGGCGTCTCCGCCCGGCTCGTTCTGGCCGAGATAAACGCCTCGGACGAGGCCGCCGCCAACTCAACTCGATCAGACTTCACTGTCAGCATCGGCTTCAATTGCGGCGGAAGCTCGTTGATCCAGCGCTTCAACTCAGCAAACAAGGCGTCAAACAACTGGCCGCTGGTGGGGGCCGTGACGACGACCTTGTTCGGAAAGCGCAGCAGCACATACCACAGCATCGCCCACGAAGCCGACGTGGACTTGCCAGTACCGTGACCCGATCTGACCGACATCTTGCGCTCGCCGTCAGCAATCGCCTGCAAGAACTCAGCCTGATACGGCAGTGGCTTCGCGCCCAACACCTCAACCACAAACTTCACAGGGTCGTCGCGGTATTCCTTGACGAACTCCTCAAACGGGTTGGCTTCACTCATCGGTAACGTCCTCATATGTGGCATCAATCGTAGACGCCTCGCGCTCGCGGTCCTCCGCGTCAATGGCAGCCATCTGGCTGTTCACCTTCCGCAGCGCGTCCAAGTGCATGTCGCCAATGCTGATCGTCACGTTGCTCTGTGGCCGAGTGCCATACTTATTCTGGTTCAAGCTGCCAGCCATGAACTTCCGAAAGTTCACCTTCTCACGCGTGGCAGCAATCTCGTTGGAGGTGCTAAGAGCGCTCAGCCCATCCACCATCTCCAAGCCCTGCTCAACCAAGGCGTCCGCAGCCTCCTCACGCGCACCCTCCATGGCAGTCTTGTATTCGGGGATGCTGTTGATCGCGCGGCTGACGTAGCTGCGAGTGCAGCCATACTGCCGCGCCAACTCAGCCACCGTAATGCCACTCGCGATCTGATCATGCAGCCACTCAGCGCCGCCGTTGTCCGCAATTTCAGTCAGGATTTTCTTCTTGAGGGCTTTGCCAGCCATGTCGCTTCTCCAGAATTTTTAAAATTTTATGGCAGGGGTGGCTTTTTAGCAAGGGGGTACGGGGGGGTCTCCGTGTGCGTGAGAT